CCCGCCGACATCGGCGTTCACACTCGACCGGGGCCAGCGGAAATCGAGACAGAACACCCCGCTCCCCGCGCCATCGCTCCAGCTGCCACCGCGGAACGCACACCGCTCGTCTGCGCCGTTATTGGCCCAAAAACCATCTCCGTTGTAATCCTCTGCCGCAGCTCCATCCTCCGGGCAAAGGGCCAGCGCCTGCATATAGGCCTTACAGAACGCAGAGATGCCGACGCAGGTGGTGGCTGCAAAGGCGGCGTAACGATTGGTATCGGAAAGACTCGTGATGCTGACGCCCCACTGCCAATGGGAGGAGACGAAGTCCAATTTGACGGTCCCAGCGGTGGTTCCCTGTCCATTCGGGACCACAAAGAGGTCTGCATAGCTGGTTGCCGTGGCGTTGAGGGCGCGCCATGCACCGGACGCTGCGCTTGCATCTACATTCGGGCTTGCGGCGTTGTTGTAGGGAATGACCTGCAGCTCGCCCTTTACAAGGCGGACATCCAAAATCCACTCATGCACATTCCCGTTCAAATCGAAAATGCCGTCGAGGTTGCCGGTGTCGCTCCAGGTGAGCGGCCCAGTCCCGGTGGCGACCCGGCCAATTTTCGTAGTGCCGCTTTCGGCATAAGTGTAGGTCGGAATGGCAATACGGCTGGTCTCGGTGTGATCTTTGCCATAGTCATTGTTGCCCTTCGGCTGGCGGCCAAGTTTCTTAGCCAGCAGCGCCAAATAGCCCCACTCCGCCGCCGTGATGCAGTGGTGTCCCCGGCCCTTGTTCCGGCAATACGCCGCAAAGGTGTCGAGGTCAATGTTGGCTGCGGGGTCTTCGCAGGGCAGGGAATAGACGCGATTGTTGTGGACCATCCCCTGATACTTGCCGAAATAGATGCCCTCCTGCTGCACATCACACACCATGAATGCCGGGTGTACGATGCTTGCGCTTCCGCCGGAGATCAGCTCGGAGAGCATCTTCTTAGGCCGGTAAACATAGGCTCCGGGGAGGCCCTTGTCGTCGGTGATAAGTTTATTGGTCGGGCAGACCATGGAGAGAGCGATGCCGGAAAGGTCAAAGTTTGGCATAATTTTTTCCTCCTGTTCTCTTACTCTTACTGGTTGGAGCGCAGGTCATCCAGGCTCCAAAGGGTGAGCATGACATCCGCCATATTGATGGGCTGGGGTTCCCGGATGATGTTGGGCATCCCGTAGCCTGCGCCCTCGATGGCCGCACCTTCCGGCTCCCCTCCGGCGAGGGCGGCGGTCTCCACTTCGGTTTCGGTGTAGGTGATAGGCGGAATATCCACCTGCGCCACATAGTAGCGCCCCGCTCCTACACCGATGACAAGGTTACCATCATCATCCGCGCAGATGTCAACATGGACCGGGTAATCCCGCTGCCGCGTACCGCAGCGGATAGAAAGATCGTCGTCTCCAAAGATGAGCTTGTCCCCGCTCTGCTGCCAGTCGATCTTCGTGCCGGTGTTCTTTTCCAAGACCTGTACCTTGTTTGCCTTTGCCATATCAGTTCATACCTCCTTTTACTCTGACGGCCAGCGTGACGCTGCTGCCGCTGCCCGTGAACGAAACCTTAAAGCCGTTGAGGGCTTTGTCGGCGATAACGATGTCTCCAACCTCTCCGGTATGCGAGACAACCTCCGCCTCAACGGTGTAGAACAGGCTCTTCCGAGTGGTGGTCAACGCCACAGTGGTCGGGCTGTCGCTGCTGCTGTTGAAAGGGTACGACGCCGTATTGGTCAGCGTGATCTCGTGCAGCTCCCCGTGGATTTCGGATTCCACGACTTCCCGATGTGCGTCGTTGATGCGCTGCTGGTGGAGGTTGGTCCAGGCGAGGATCGCCAAAGCGATATGTGCGTCCTGGACCCCGTTTTCGAGGTTGTTGAAGTTCACCCCGTTCTGGGGTGTGCCCTGCTGGATGACCTCTCCCTCCACTGGGGTATGGGTGACGGAGCCATCAGGGTTGTTGACCTCCTTAAAGCGGTCGGTAAACTCTGTCACATGATCCTGCCAGAATGTCTGCCTGTACATGGGTCTTATCCCTCCTCCTCGTGGAAATCGAATGTGAAGCGGTACAGGACGCCCTCCTGTACGCTCTTGATCTGGATGCTCTCCGTCTTTTCCGCCCACAAGTTGCCGTCGATGTCGTAGAGCTGCACCCCGTTGATGGTGACGACCGTTCCGGCCTGCGGAACGATAGAAAAATAGACGGCTACCCTGCCGTCTGCCGTGCGCTCCTTCCGGCTGATTTCGGCTCTGTGCCATGTGCCGTCGATGTTGTACATGGCGTGGGAAAGGGTCCTTTCGGTGTACTTTTTGTACCCCTCAAATGCGCTGTCTGTCAGCATGACCTCACCTCCTTATGCTGTGTTTATTGCAATAAGACAATCCGCAGGGAGATACGGTATAGCGGTAAGCTGTGCCCTCCGCTACGGCCCGAAATGTCCCGCGGTGTGCCGATGCACCTTGCTCTGCGTATGGAGACCTGCCTGCGGCCTGCGAAGCGTAGGGATACGCTTTTGCCATAGTATCGACATCGACTTCCGCCGCTGCCGTTCCGCCCTGGGCGGCGCGGCCCGGATGGGTCCCGGCGTTATTTACGCCGGCCATTGGGGAGGTATGTCCCCAGTTTTGCGCGACGGTGGCGATTTCGACGCCGCTATGTCCAACTCCTGCTGTGGTATCCCTCTGCGGGATAGTACCGGCCTGCGGGGAGGCATAATTAAACCTCCGGCTTCCTGCCTCGATGATGATAGGAGCATCACGCAGGGCGCTTACCGTGCTGCGCTGTGGGAGCGTTCCGGCAACGGGGAGGCCTGTGGGAGTCACCCGGTATCCGTAGCCCTTGCCCTGTGTGGCAATAACGACCCCGATCTGTGTCTCAAAAACGATAACGAAACTCAAATGCGCCGGGATAGGCCGGCTAAGAGCCTCCAAAAAACCCGGCGCATTGAGGTGTTGCCCTTCGGATATATCTACCTTTAGCTCGACGACGCCCGCGTTGAGGTCGAGCGCCAAATCACCGTCGCAGAAAATGTGGAAAAGCTCTCTGATCTCCGGTTCCCCAATGTGAGGGGTACTGTACAGAGTGGCAAGGACCATCTTACGCCGCTCCTCCAGTGACATTCCCGGATTTGGGGTGATTTTGAGCATGGCTTCGTAGACAGCAATCGTATCGGCGTCCGCCGTGAGGATGAACTGGTTCTGAAAAACTCTCTCGATGTTGTCTTCCAGACAAAAGCTCACCCTTCCGAACGCTTTGAGGATTTCGACCATCTCGAAAACATCTTTGTAGAACCTGGGGTAGTAGGCGATAAGCTCGTCGTATCCGCTCTCGTAATACCGCTCATAGAACTTCAACTGATCTTCACCTCCTGCAGCACGGGCACATCGTCCTCTCCCAGGACAATGTTGTGGGTGCTGCCGTTGATCTGCAGGTCGGTATAATCCAAAAGGCCGTCTATCTGGCTCAACATCGCGCCGACAGCAGATACCCGGACAACGACCGCTGCCTGTTCGTCGGTGGTCAGAACAAGCTCCTGGAAGTATTTCTCTATCGCATCTACCGCCTGCTGCTGTACAGCTATCATTGTTGCGCCGGGGACAAGCTCCGCCCCGAATGCGACGCTGATCTCCAAGGCGGTCGCAGCAACCGCCGTGAAGTGCGCCCCGATATTTGCGATGCCGTTTCCGATTCCATCCCCTACGACATACTCCTTGCCGTTCACAGTGACACGCAGGCCCTTGTCTGCCGGGTCGATATACTTCTGCACCTCTGCAACCTTCGCAGCCCCACAGGGCTTTCCAGAGGTGTCTATGAGTACGCCCTTGACCGTGTTAGGGCCGTTCCAGAGTGGGAAAATCCGTGCCCGGCCAACGCCGTCTATGCTTTCGCACCAGGTTTTGTAGTGCTGCCGGTTTCCGTTTTGGGCAGGACCGGCGATTTTTTCAATTACCCGATTTCGCAGGCTCTCGTCGTCTTCCCGGTCAGAACCACTTTCGTATATCGCACCGAAGGTGGCGGATACCAGACCGTCAATGCTGTTGACGGGGACCGCCGGGGTCCCTGCGTAGATGTCGTTCCCGCTCTCCCCGGCAAGTTCCGCTTCAAAATAATAGATGCCTGTTTCGCGCTCTTTCTTGAGTACGAAATAAGCCCCGTCATAGTAGAAGCGTTCTCCTATCTGGGGAACATCTCCAACAAATACTGCAAGATACTTTGCTTTGGTGGCCGCAAGCCGGGTCAAGCCGTATTCGGCGGCCTTGCTATCTAAGGCGTCCCCGGTGGCCGTCGTCAGTCGCCCCATCTCCACGACAACATCAAGGTCTGTGTAGAGCTTCGCGACTTTCAGCAGTACCCCAGCGACCGCATCAAAAAAGATGCTCCCCTGCCTGGTGTCGATTCCCTCCGGCGCGTTGTTCAGGACATCCTCCAGCAGCTTTTCGTATGTATAGCCCTCAAACATCCTTAAATCACCTCCTCGACCTCTATCGCTCCGAAAATAGTTTCCGCCAGAAAGGATACGCGCACCCAATCTCCATCAAACTCTGTCTTGAAGTCCGAAACAGAAAGGATGCGCGTGTCCGGGCGCAAGGCGTCTACAATAAAGCCCTCCAGTGTAGCTTCCGTGTAGCCCCTTGTCGCGTCCTTTGATGTAACTGCGGTTTCCCCCTCGTTGCCGTACTGATTGTCGTAGATGAGGCACTTAAAGCGCGGCGTAATGATGGCCTTGCGTATTGCCTGGTTCACTGCGGAGATGCCGTCAACTTTGCCGACGATCCGTCCCTTGTCCAGGTCGAGGCGATATGTTTTGGACGGCAGCTCTGCTGCCTCTGTAATTGTCTCTACCGGAATCGGAATGAATGTCTCTGCCATAATCACACCACCCTATCAAGGACATAATATTGTTTGCCGTGGTTGAAAGCCAGAAGGTAAACTTTATCCCCAGTTTTCAGTGCATTATGCACTCGTATCTTTTTGCGCCCCTCGACGGCGTGCTTGTGGCCGGCTGCTTCTTCTGTCTCCCACTCTATTGTGACATCGGTGTCGTAGTCGGTGAGATGCCTGGGGACATAGACATTATGCGGCCCGACCGTCAGCTTTGCATCCCCCGCAACCAGAATTTTTACGGGAGAAGCCGACTGCACGACCCCTTGCAGGACCCGCGCTCCTTCTCCCGCAAGACCTTGGAGGAGTGCCTTTAGGCTGGTATCGTTCATATTGCCTCCTAACTGAATGAGCCGTCATCAACCCACCCATACACCCAGGTACTGTTGTCTGTGTGGATGAGGTGCCAGGGGTGTTTTGCGCCCTTGGCGATAAGGGTGATCTTTGCCGGGCCTGCTTTCGGATTCCCTGCCGGGCTGCTTGCTGTACTGCTGATATAATGCGGCCCACCGTGAAATTGCACAATGTCTCCCACCTTGTACTCCTTTTCCTCCTCGCCTTTCTTCTTCTTGTCAAGGTCGGTTGCGTAGTTGAGCGTAAGAGACATGGTGTGCTTTCCGTCCTCAAAGATATGGGTGTCTTCGTCCACATAAAATGTTCGGGCAAGGCCTAATTCCGGGATGATGATATAGACCCCGATACCGGAAATTACCTCCGGTATCCCTACCGCCTCCAGGCTTAAAGACCGTTTCGGCGTACTCTTTTCGTCCAGGATACTTTCAACCAGGTCGTTGACCTGGGCCAAAGAGAGGCTTTCGTCCGGTTGCTCGATTTCCTGGAGGATGCCGACCTTTTTCTCCAGTGTCGGGATGCTTTTTTCCGCAAGGGTCGTCCCTCCCTTCGATACGATTTTCACGCGGGTCTTGACGGCCTCGATACTCCGGTTATATGTATAGCTGGAGAGGTTTTCCCCAACCTCGATGACCCATTGGAGGATGTTCTCCCGGCGGGTGAGCAGGCTCAATTTCCCTTTGGAGCTTGAGATGTAATGCCGTATGCCGGTGGCGTCGAAATCAAGGCTGAGGGCATCCGCTATCGCGTCAAAGGCTGTTGTTTTAGGCTTAGTCAATTCCGGGATTTTGTAACTACATTCCGACACCTCCACGACCGGCATCCCGAACCGCTTGCAACAGTCCCGGAATATGTCACTTGCGGTCTTGTTCTCATAGACAAAGGTGTCCTTATTGTTGGCAAGGTATATCCCATTATCATAGGCGGTGAAGGTGAGCTTCTGCTTGCTGTTCTGCGTCTGGGACATGATGATACCGCGGAAAAGCTCCTCCCCATCATAACTGAAAATGCACTGAAATCCCTGCTCCACCTCGATTTCGCTTCTGGCGTGCTGGTATCCGTCATCATCAATCAGCGTTGCGGACAGCGTCCTTGCGGAGGAGCCTTTCCGCCCGCACCATTTGATCCTCTCGACAAGCTGGGAAATGTCCTTGGCCTGCTTGCCCTGGATAATAATAAGGCTAATCTCACTTGCCATGCTCCCGCCTCCGCCCTATGGTATCTCAAGTACATCTCCGGGCCAAATCATGTTCGGCCCGCCGTGGTGCGGCTCAATGACCGCTCTGTTCGCCTCTGCGATTTTCTTGTATTGTGCGCCGTCCCCGTAGAATTTGCGGGCAATCATCCAGAGACAATCGCCTTTGACCACGGTATATGTCTTTGGCTGTACGGTGTTGTCTACCCGCTGCTCTCCCTGCTGGACGGTGGCCGTTGAATTTTTCATGTCTACCTTGACCTGGCGGACCCCGATCTCGCGGTACTCTTTCAGCGTGATGCTGTACTGGTATGTTCCGGGGTCTCCGCCCTCCTCCGAGTAGGTGAAGTCCTCGATTGCAACATAGAGATTCACACCGCAGGCTGTCGCGATGAAATGAACCGGCTTTTTACTTGCTTTCCATCTGTTGATCCTTTCGATGAGTGCCAAAGGCTTTGTAAGGCTGTCAACCTGCACCCCCGGAAATCTGGTGGCCGGGAAAAAACTGGAAAATGAGAATTGCAGAGCCGGGCGGCTCCGCATAATGACGATCTCGCCCAGCCCTACAATATCCATGCTGCTGTTGTTGCTGCCGTTTTTTGTTTTGAAGGACGACGGGAGGACGGGGAGCTGAATTTTTTCCTTCTCCGCGTTGAATGTCAACCACATCTGGTATTTAGTATTCATACGCAAGCTCCCCCTCCTCGTAAATTTCGCTCTGGATTATACCCATCAGAACCGGCTTGAGATGGTCCTGCAGGACGCCCAGAATGGTTTCCTTGTCTACCTTGTTGTTCCCGGACACCTCAATGGCTCCGCTGCCGGCGATTTCCAGCAGAATCCTCCGCACCTGTTCCGCCGCGGTCTTTTTTTCTGCGTCCGCCTCACTCCCGGAAAAGACCTGTAATGGCTGCTGCTTGCTGTTGAGCGCCGCAATAAGGCGATCTGTCTCTTGCGTCGGGAATACGGTGCTGCCCTGTTCTCCGACGATAAGCTCCGGGCCATTCTCTCCGGCGATGAAGTAATCGGCGCTGTCTGTCGTTCCGGCGGCGTAGGCGGCTGTTGGGCGGGCCACAAGCTCCGGCCCTTCCTCCCCGGCAAGGTACAGGTTTTCCCCGCTCACAGCGCCCTTAGCGTGGCCCGGAACA